CTTATCACTCATTCCACCTTTATTAGCAAGATAGAAAGTACCGTCATCTCTAGGCAGAACCCTAAGCATTTCCCAACCGTCGCTTTCATATAAGCTATATGCGTTAGGTTGATTTTCTATAAGTCCCATCGCTTTGCCTCCACTTCGTTTCTTTTTCAATAATGTCTTTCACTTTCTCATAGTCATCGAATGGAGATATCTTTTTCTCTTCCAACAAACGATTGATAGCCCGACCAACTTCAATCAGTAACGTCCCGATGAGTTGATCATTGCTATAATCTTGTCGGTACATCGTTCCAAGTAGTTTCTTATATTCGATAACCGTCATGTCGTGAACCTTTGCGTACGTTTATAATATTCAAATTCGATAACACCTGTTTCACCGTCTTTATTTTTGGCAATGTTGCATTCGACAATCGACTTACCGAATTCATCATCTTCGTCTTGGTTATAATAATCATCTCGATAAAGAAGCATTGCTAAACTTGCGTCAGCCTCAATTCCACCTGCTTCTTTCATGTCAGACAACATAGGTCGTTTGTCATTTCGACTCTCTACACCACGACTAAGTTGAGAAAGTAATACGATAATTGCACCAGTTTCGTTTGCTATTATTTTTAAATCACGGCTGATTTTTTCAATGCCATTTCTACGGTCTAATTTGCTATCTGTTTGCATTAATTGAAGATAGTCGATGAATATGACCTGTTGCTTATCTTTGTTCTTCATGGCTTGCTTACGGACTTCCTGGGTACTTACATCGCTTTGCGAATTGACATCTATTTCAAGTTTTAATATTTCGCTTGCAGCACTTGTTAATTTAGTTAAATCATCAGCGCTTAAATCTGATTTTTTCTTAATACGTGACAATTCAATTCCTGTCGCTGCAGATAACATTCGTTCTAATATTGCTATGCCTGTTGTTTCTAAACTAAATAGCGATGTTTTATAACCTTGTTTAGCGATATTAAGCATCATTTGAAGCGCGAACCCTGTTTTACCTACTGAAGGTCGTGCTGCAATCACAATGAGTTGTGTTGGCTCTAAACCGCCAATCTTATAGTCCATTAATGGAAAACCTGTCTTAATGACTTTCTTAGGTTCATCGCTATACAATTCTTCTACAAACTCATCTACAATTTGTTTTGTACTCGTTTCATCTGTCGCACTAATCAGTGATACTTGATTTAAGTCAGTAACCATTGCTTCAAACGATTGCATGTTAGGTGATTGGTTAAATTCATTGATTACTTCATTCGCTTGTGATATTTGATAGATTTCCAATAAATTCTGCTGATAGCGCTCAAATATGCCGTAACCAATAAAATCGGAATTATATAACTTTTGTATCGTGTCGAAATCTAAAAAGTTTTTATTCTTTGATGTTTCTAAAAATATTTCTTGATGATCCACCTTGCCAACTTCAAACACATATTCCATAAACGTTCTGAAATCGTCGTAATAGAACATATAAGGTTTAACACGCAACTTTTCGATAAGTTCAGGCTTTTTAAGCAAGCTTGAAATAATCGTACTTTCAATATCTCTGCGTTCATTCATGGTTGTTCACCTCGAACTTTCTAAGTTGTTCTGCAAAGTCATCAAGTATCTTTTTTCGTGCAGCTACATATTCAGGATCGTTTTTCATTTTCCAACGATGCTCTTTTACATCATCTGGCGCCTCTTCATATTCCATTTTCTTAGGTGCTTTTCTCATGATTTTAGGTAAGTTAGGTGGATATGAATTGCCGGAATTAATGTAGTTGTTTAATGTTTTTAGTGTTGGTTCGTAATCACCATTTTCGCTAAGAACTTCTATCCATGTTTCTAACTTTGGTTTGTCGAACTCCAAATTATAGATGTTCCTAATTTTTTTGATGATTTGTAATGCTTCTTTCTTAGTCATACTCATTACTCATCACCTAATTCTTGTTCCATCGCTGCAATTAAATCGTCGGTTTCATTAGATTTCTTTTTCTTAGGCGTTACTTTAGCTAGTGCTTTCTCTTTAGTATCTACACCTTCGTTATTCCAGTTTCTTAATACTTTGATTAGGTAGTTAATACCTTTCTTGCTTTGTTTACAGTAGTTAATTGCTACTCCTGTTATTTCTAATTTGTTTCCTTTAATAAGGTTGAGTTCATCTTCCAACTCTTGTACTTTTAAAGGACTTTGTATCATCTCTAATTCTTTACTAACCAATTGGAAAATTTGTGACGTGTCGTCTGTCACATTATTAGTTATATTATTATTAGTTAAATCATTATTAGTTATATTATTATTAGTAGTGTCGGGTTTCCCTAAGTGGGAATTTCCCAACTGGGGTTTTCCCAAGTGGGAATATCCTATGTGGTTAGGTTGTTCAAAAACCCGATATTCATACTCTCTGAAATGACCTTTATCATCTCTAATTCTTTTACGTTGAATGTAACCTACTTTTTCCAACTCTTTAATACCAGTCCGCAAGCTATCTCTACCGTCGCAAGCGTGCTTTTTTAATTCGGTTTCATATATTTGCCAGTCATCTGGTCTGCTTAACAAATAAAGTAGTATACCTTTAGCTTTCCAACTTAAATTAGGGTCATGTATAAAATCTTTATTAACTGTCACAAAATTACCCGACTCTTTATAGACTCTAAAGATCGCCATTTCTTTTCTCTCCTTTCAACATCTTATTTAGTCGATCGTCCACATCAACCCAACTATCTGTTAAGTGATACTTTTTGTTAAATGTATCTATTCCTATTTGGTGCTGTTCTGTGTGGTGGTTTCTGCACAATGCTAATACTTGGTTGCCTACATGATTTATCTTGTTACGATTGCGACCTTTACCTACTGCATATCTATGTGCTAAATCTGAATGTGGCTTACCACAGATAACACAGTTACGATTGACTGTTGACCAATATAAAAATGATTTATCTTGTTTGAGTAAGTCGCTCGTTTTATATGCAAGTGGTATATCGTTATGAAATATCCAGTCCAATGTAACCTCGATAATTTGGCTTGCTTGTGTACGTGTGCAATCACTTAATGAGATGCGCTTGTCGTAGCCGTAGTAAGTCCGAACGTATTCGATGAACATATGACGCATGTAGTCCATAGGTTGAGCTGTATGAGCCTCTATGTCCTTTACAAGAGCAAATATCTTACGGCGTTGTTTATCGGTTATTCTGAAAGGGTCTACGACTTGCACATCTACCTCCACTTCAAACCCGTTATCAAGTAGGAGTGAAGTTTTGTTGTCTAGTTCTACACCAGCAATGACAACGGTAGTTGTACCGTCATCTTGAGTGATGTAATTCTTGATTTTAGCCAATTAAATCAGTCCAATCAGAAAGGCAATGAATCTTCTGAGATATCTGGACCATTACCAAATGGATTGTTACCACTTTGTGCTTGTCCTCGTTGCTGTTGAGGTTGACTGTTTTGTTGATTGTTATTCTTTGGCTCTAAGAATTGAACACTGTCTGCTACTACTTCTGTTACGAATACACGTTGGCCTTCTTTGTTTTCATAGCTACGTGATTGAATACGACCGTCTACGCCAGCTAAATTACCTTTCTTCAAATAATTATTGACGTTATCAGCTTGTTTTCTGAACACTACAATGTTAATGAAATCAGCCTCGCGTTCACCTTGTGCGTTTGTGAATGTACGATTGACCGCTAGTGTGAAAGTGGCAACATTCACACCGCTTTGTGTTGTTCTGAATTCTGGATCTTTCGTTAATCTACCTACTAAAATTACTCTGTTTATCATTCTTTAATTCCTCCAAGCCATTTATTAATTTGTTGTCTTGTAACGTTTATTTGTTGTTTGTTTAAATCATTTACATTCATATTTTTCAGTTTTTCTATCTGTTCTTGATATTTGCTTGCAGAGTTACTTCTTTCAGCAATTTCGATAAAACTATCTGCTTCTTGTCTAAGCAACTCTTTCAATTGATTACTTGAAGTTGCATATCTTTCTTGTTTTTGTTTTGCATCGGCATCATCTTCATCAGTTGGAATATTGAAGAATTTCATTAAGAAGTATCTTTCTGCGTAAGTTAATGCAGTACCATGTGCTTTTGATACATCGTCTTGTTGACCTACTGCATAGAAAGTTACTTCGAATTGTTCTTCTGGTTTGTCAGCATTGATCCATACATAAGTCAATTTCATTTCTACAACAAACTCTGTTGTCGTAACTTCACGCGACGCTTTTTTATTAAATCTCGTTACCTCAATTTGCTTATAATTTTCTTCTGATGTTTTTGGTATAAGTAACAAATTATGTTCAATCATCTTGTTTCTTATTCTATGAAGCACTTGAGATCCACTAACATATGAGTAGTTGTAACCTTTAGTATCTTTAGTGAAGCCGTCAATATTAGCTTTAACATCAGCTATTTTTTGATATAAATTAAGTTGTTCAGTCATCAAGTCCTACCTCCTCATATTTAGTTGTTTCTGTTACTACTTTTTTAATTGCTGCATGTTGTGTCATGTCTATTGAGGTTTTGTCTAAACCGTCAAACTCTCTTGCTCTACGTTTATCTCTTGTATAATCTGTATCTTCGGGAGCATTAGGTCTGTTTCTGATATATAAGTCGTAAGGTGCGTTCTTTAGCTTAATTAGGTAAGTGACTGTTTCTTTCATCAATCAAGCACTCTCCTTTGATTACTTTCTTAGCTAATTCGAATTTGTCATGAAGTTCTTCTGATGTATGAAATTCAGCGAACATAATGTTCTTAACATCTGTTTTATACTCGTCTGAGTGATGAAAGAAGAATAGGACTACTTCGTCATCACAAATTCCTGTTCCGAATTGACATTCAACACTTTCTTTGCTGTTAACAATTAATACATTTAAGTCGTTAGCAATTTTTAGTAATTTGTGTTTCAACTTGACTGCCTCCTAATTTAGTTGTAAATTTTAAGTACATATAATTTTAAAAGTCTCCGACTGTTTGCTATTTGCCGATAGCATTCAGTCTTTTATTTTGTAGTAACATTGGTCGAAAAATACATAAGTTGCTAATGCTGCGAATAGTGCATATCCTGCTGACTTAGTGATGACCACTTCTACTAACATGAGCAGGAAAAATACTGCGTTGAACATCATGCCTGATATTAAGAATGCTTTATCGTGTGATTTCATATTTATCTCCCCTTTCCATAAATTTCTTCGAAATGCTCATCGATGAATTTATTCATCTTTCTTGCGTTGATTCTCCAACGATTTAAATTTTCATCTGGATAATGTACGATGCCTTGCTTTTTGAGTAATTTCTCAAATTTTGGGTGGGTTAATAATCTGTCTTTAATCGTGTCGTCAGCTGACATTTTGAGTTTCTTTTTCAATTCTTTTAAGTCCCAAACTGGATCTAATGAATAATTTATTAACTCTTCATATTCATCTTTAGAAACAAGAACATGTGTGTCCGGTATTGGAACAGTTACGTTTAAAGTTTGCGTCATCTCAGATACTCCTTTCGTGTATAATTTGGTTATCTTCAAATGAAAGTGAGGTGACATAAATGTCTAAGATATATTTCGACCCTCAACAGTTTGCAAATGCTTATTTAAGCACTCAAGAGTTCAAACCGAGTAATTACGAAAGTGAACAAGAAATGCTTGACGAAGCATTTGCTGTATATTTAATGGCGTTTGAACACGCTAGAAAATATGTCGAGAAAACCCAAAATGACGGTTAGTATTTAAATCTTTTTTATCGATGTAACTAATTGTCGTTTTCCTAGTGTTTATTTCAATATTTACAACCTTCCAAGTCACAACTGCCATTGTGATGAGGAGGGTTGTTTTGTATAAAATGTTCATGGTTATACCTCCTTTAAGTTGTTTGTTCGATTGTGGGTTAAGCTAGTCTTTCCAAGATGCTGTAATCTCCATGTCTTTCAGCAACATCTATTTGATGGTCTGTAAGTCTTAAAAAATGTTGAGGCATATTCACTAACTCTAAATTTCCTATAAATTCCATTGCTTTCTCGAAGTCTATATGTCTAATTGTTGTGTAAGCGATTGAATTAAAATGTCTGTTAAGTGTCGAATATATCCCTTGAACAAAGTGACAACGTTTTTTATGGTAAAGTTCTTTAGATACACGCTCCGTGAAGAATTGGTCAGTTAAATAATATGAGCGTTCAGCTACTTTTGATTTGATATGTCTTCCTTCACCGTGTGTTAGCACATTGTTTTTTTCGTTTTCTTCCATACGTTTATTAAGTCTGTTTTCCGTATCAATCATTTTGCTTTCAAACTTATTCATCTTTTCGTCTTGTTCTTTCATTTTTTTATCGTGTTCTTCCATTTTGATGAAAAGATTTCTACTGAATTCTGCTTGTTGTACTAATTGATCTGCTTGCTTTCTACTAATATCGATTAAATTTTTAGACATCTATAACGTCTCCTTTGTTAAGTTGTTTGTTTAATTTTTTTGATAAATCGAGTAAATCATCTGCAATTTTTTTAATAGGTTTAATTGCGTATTCATTACTTAAGATGTATTCGTCGTGAATAAAGTAAGTCATAGGTGCGATTTCTTTGATAAGTTCTTCGCCTTTTTTAACGAGGTCATACACTTCTTTTTGTGCTTTTAATCTACGTTGTCCGTCATCAAGTTTTCTGTTCATATCGCCTAACGCCTTATTCAATTCATCGTATTTCTCAGATTTTTCATTTGTTTCATCTCTACGTTGTTCCATTGCTTTAATGTCTTTTTCTAACTTTTCGTTGCGTTGTTCGATAAGTTTTTGTTGGTGCCGTGATTGTGCTAACGCCTCTTTCGTTTGTTGATAATCTTCTGGCTCCATATACTTCTCAATCACTTCTGGCTCTCTACTCTCTGCATCTTCTAGTTGTTTCTTAGCAATCTCTTCTGAGCGTTGCGCTTGTTCTACTTGAGATTGGAGTTGAGCGTTTTGTTCGTCACGTTGTTTAAGTTTGCGTTCCAATTCTTTGTACTCTTTATGAGTTTTAATATCGCCATCTAAAACTTTTTCTTTTAGTTCAGGAATGTGCGATGGTTTTGAAATTTCTAGTTGCAATCGTTTTGGTAATTCTTCAAACGTTTCTAATTGGTCGCCGTGCAACTGTTGCACTTCGTTATAAATTTGAATGTAGTTATAAACATTTCTTTTTTTGAAACCAATTGACGTGTACCATTTTTCAAAAAGTCCACCATTGTTAAAGTCGCTGAATTCTTGTTGTGCCTCATAAAAAACTTTTCCTACTTCTTTTGCGTATCTGTGTTTTATTCCGTTCAAGATATTCTCTTTTTCGATAATAAAATCAGATAATTCTTTTGGTAATTCGTTATATTTGAATTCATCAACGGAATACTGCATTAAGTATCTCTACTCCTTTCTGACACTCGTTATCAAAAATTTCTTTAACCTTTTCGTTAGAAATTCGATAAACTTTTATGCCTTTTTGTTCAAAAAAGATTTCTTTTAATCTGTCGATTATTTTTTGTCTTTCGTTATTGTGACTACTACCGTCAACTTCTATAACGATGTTATTAATCGGGTCGAAAAAATCTGCTGTGAATTTTTTGGTACACCATTTTTCAAGACCGTTTTTACCTGTCCCAAAAGTTACTTGTCTTTCTAAGTTAGGTAAAATGTGAGCTAACATATTTTCATGAATTGTGTACTCAAAAACACCATGTTTATCAAAAGCTCTAATAGATTTTTCAAAATCTTCTATCTTGTTCAACTTCTATCTCCTTCTTTCCGTTTATTTGTAATTAAGTCTTGCTCCCGTTTTTCTGTGCTATAATTTTCCTATCTGATTTAGAAAGGAGTGATTAATAATGGGAACTTTTAAATTCAACCAAGACCAACTTAAAGAAATCGAAAAGTTTTATAATTCTACACAACACGCTCCATGTTGCTCTGAACCTAAAGTAGTGATTTCTGATGAAATTTTTGGTCTACCAGCTATATCTCAAGAATTGCCTGCTCCAAGCATGGATATGTTCGTTACAGTTTGTAAAAACTGTGGCAAAACTGAGATGTTTAATTTGAACGTTGCGAATATCTCTCATCAATAAATGATTGAGTTGATACAGTAACTTTATTCTTTTTAATAGTGTTCTTAACTAGGTCTACCAAGATGATAGTTAAGAGCGCTATTTTTACGTAGTTCATTTTTTTATTCATTTTTTAGTTCCTCCTTTAAGTTGTTTGTGGTTCTTTTGTTGACGTTTTGGAAACTTTATGTGTAAAAAAAATACCGCATTTATCTTGTGGCAAATCTAACACCTCAATAACTTTTGCTAAATCGTCAACGTTAATTCTAATATGTCCATTTTCTTTTTTTGAATAAGTACCTGGTGTCATCTCTAATTTTTCCGCCATCTCAGAAAGAGAAATGCCTTTAGCTATACGCTCAGCCTTCATTCTTTTAACGTTGAACTCATACATCTTGTCACCTCCGTTTTTTTGAAGTTAACTCAATCTTAAACTCTCGTTTCCTAATTGTCAACAATAATCTTAAAAAATATTTTTTTACTTTCTTAAAATACTAGTTGTTTCCTATATGGAAAAGTGATAATATACTGTTATAGACAAAACGGAGGTAAATTTAAAATGAGAACTTCAGCAGAAATAGGTAAATTAATAAAACAGTTACGTAAAGAGAACAATATAAATTTAACTGATTTTGCAACTAAAATAGGTGTTAATAAATCTACACTATCAAGATATGAAAATGGTAGTAGAAAAATACCTATGGAAGATATAGCTGAAATCGCAAACGCATTGAATGTTACCCCAGAAAGTTTATTATTAAAAAATAAACAACCAGAAACTGAAGTACAACATCGTGCTGCTCATCTTGAGGGAGAATTAACAGATGACGAATGGCAACGTGTGTTAGATTATGCCGACTATATAAGAAGTAAACGTAAATAAAGGGTGTTTTTATGGGGTTATATGAAAAAATGTTAATAGAGCATGACTATATAGAAGTCAGAGAAACAGATGTTATGCCTAATGACTTACATGGTTTATGGTTAGGTGATTTAATTCTAATCAAACGCAACCTATCCGAAACACGCAAAGCCGAAGTCTTATACGAAGAACTAGCACATCACAAACTTACATATGGGAATATCTTAGATCAATCTAAAGACATAAATCGCAAATTTGAAAGCTACGCTAGGCGTCACGGGTTCGAGGCAGCACTGCCCTTGCGTATTATTGTAGAGGCACATCACTACGGTGTAAGTAACTTATACGAACTAGCGGAATACGTTCAATTAAGTGAAGAACACGTATTAGAAATATTGGAACATTACAAACAAAAACATGGTATTGGAACTCACTACGGTGATTATGCTATTACGTTTGAGCCGTTGAGGGTTTTTAGGTTGTATGATGTGTTTTGAATTTATCTATTTTAAGGAGACAATGGATGATAATTTTAAATTGCAAAATAAAATTAAATGAAATTGTTTACGAAGTGAAAACGAATAAGAATAATTACTTCACCTATTCTTTACCTAAAGATATCACATCTTATAAAGTAAGAAAGGTGCTTAAAATTATTGAAAGTAAAGTAGATGAAGACGAAGATTAATTAAGCAAAGGAGGTTGAGGGATGGAAGCCACTCACTCTTGTTTATCTTTAAAATTGACTAATTAAGAAAAAACATTTATAATGCAAGTATGAAATGGTCATTCTTGAAATGACTCGGATAAGCCTTCATGCTATGCATGAGGGCTTTTTTCGTTGAAAGGATTATTTATGAGAGACATTGAATCAATAAAAACATTACTAGAAACTTCAGTTTATAATAAACCATATTTAAGCTGTGAAGAACAATTGGTTTTATTGGAATATCGTGGAGTGAGAATAGAAAATAAAAAATTTGCTTTGGAACAATTAGAAACAATATCATATTACTCGTTGATAAACGCATATTCTCCTCTTTTCAAACAAGCAAATGGGCAATATGAAGAAAATGTTACATTTAATGATTTTTATATGTGCTATAAATACGACACTCGTTTAAAGAATATAATTTTTAAGTACATAATACTAATAGAACAATCTTTAAAAACTAATTTATCTGCAACTGTAGCTAAAAATTATGGTGTTCAAGAACCCACTCTTAAAAGAACGTTTACAAACAAAAAAGGTAAGCAAATAACAGGATATGATATAAGAAATTCATATTTAGATGCTAAAAACTATGATGGAAACAACAGTTTTAGATCTGGTCATTTACGACACCTATCTAAATATAGAGATTATTTAAAAAATGATTCGATTAAGCACTATAGAAATAATCACAATCATATCCCACCGTGGATATTAATAATCCCCCTTAATTTTGGAGAAACGATTAAATGGTTTTCAATTTTAAAGCCTAAAGATAAACAATCGGTCGCTTCAAAAGTATGTGGTTTGGAAACTGATGATTCATTAAAAGAGGTTGCTATTCCAATATTAGAAATCCTTAGACAATACAGAAATGTCATTGCACATGGACAAAGGTTTTATTCGTTTAAATCCAATGAAGATACTGCTCATTTATCATTATCTTTTGTAAATTCGTTACTTGAATATGATTTTATAGATAAAGCAAAATATAAAAAAGGGATTGGAAAAAACGACCTGTATTCATTAATTATTTCTATTATGATCTTCACCAAACCAGCTGGAATTCGAAAAAAATTCATTGAAGAGTTAAACATTTTATATAAAGAAATTGAAAAATATTGTAAGTATAATCTATTCGAAGTAATAGGTATAACCCAATACGATTTAGAGAAATTATATGTTCTAAATAGGTTGCTTAAATCGTTATAATTTTTCCGGGTACCTCCCACGTACCCTTATTATTTTTTTACCTTTTTTAGGAGGGATAACATGCAAACACGATGTTATGACGGTAAAAAATGGCAATATGAATTTAAATATGAAGGCAAACGATATCGTAAGAAAGGTTTTCGGACAAAGCGAGAGGCAAATTCTGCAGGTTTAGAAAAGTTAAGTGAGTTAAAGCAAGGTATTGAGTACGAACCTAATTTAACGTTATACGACTATTTCAAAACCTGGTGCGAAACGTTTAAAAAGTCAACCGTAACACCTAAAACTTACAAGTCCTATTCTTCTGCTATAGAACACATCAATAACCACCCTATTGGTAAGAAAAAGTTAAAGGATATTTCGAGATACCACTATCAAGATTTTATAAATGAGTTTTCAAAACATCATTCGAAAGAATCTATTAGAAAACTAAACGGCTATATTAGAACATCATTAGACGATGCAGTATATGAAGGACTTATTGCAAAGAACCCTACTTTTAAAGTGAATTATAGAGCTAGTAAGCCTAATAAAAGTGAAGATAGTAAATATATCAATCTAAAAGACTATGAATTATTAAAACAGCATTTGATGACTAAAGACAATGCGTCATCACTTGTATTATTCATCATGATTTGTACTGGTTGTCGCATAAGTGGTGCTTTGAATCTAAAACGTGAATATATCAATCAAATTAAAAGTGAAATATATATTGATGAGCATAAAACAGATTCGTCTCCTCGTTATGTGTCTATTAGTCAAAAGGATATGAACCATATCATTAAGTCTATTGATCAATTACCTAGAACAATCGACGGTACTATTTTTGGCGAATTAACAAACAATGCGGTTAATAAACGTTTAAAAGTATATTGCAACAATCTAGGTATCAAAGAGATTACTTCGCATGCACTACGTCACACTCACTGTTCATATTTATTAGCCAAAGGCATTTCTATATATTACATTTCGAAAAGGCTAGGACACAAAAATATATCTGTAACCACAGAAGTTTATTCACATTTACTTGAAGAAACTTACAAAGAAGAAGATGAAAAAGCAACACAAATAATAAGCGCAATGTGATTTTTAGGGACCCATTAGGGACCCAAAAGCCCATGAAACCCGTCGTTATAAGGTTTATAGTATCCCTCCCAGGACGCTATTAACCGAAAATTAAACACTTTTCGAAATTAAGAACCCCATAACGACGGGGTTCTTTTTATTTTGCCTATTAATAACACACCATATAATACAAATTTTTAGGGACTTTTTAGGGACCCGAGTCTCTCACATAAAAAACACCACGCTCATAAGAACGTGGTTTGTGTTTTATTCAAAATATCCAATTTCTGCAGCAACTTCCGTTAAACTTACTTTACCTTTCAACACATCTTTAATATAGCTTTCTGCATCTTCTTTATTTACAAAGAATACACTTTCGATATAAGTTTCTTCTTGTTGATCTTTATCCAACCATTTATCATAGAATAAATTCATATCTTCTTTTTCTAATTTATCGTGGTAAGGAACTTCGTAAGTTTTGCTGATAGCAACTTCATATAATGCAGTAACTTTATAATCAACTTCAGAAAGTGTGGCAAACTCTACATCGTATTCATGGTCGCCTTCGATATCTATAAAGTATTGCCCTAAATCTTCTACTAATTCAACTTCTCCTAATACTACACCTTCAACCATTTTGTTTTGTAATTCGTTCATTTTTTCTATCCCTTTTTGATAATTATATAGTTTTTCGACTGTTTCCAAGGTTAAGTTCTTCAATTGTCTTTTTTTGTTTCTCAATTCACTAATGTTTCCATACGATACACCTGTATCTTTTTGAATTCTGTAATTTGATATTGATTTATCATCTAATAACTTTTGTATTGTGTTTTTTATCTCACTTAGATTATTCATAAATTTAAGAAATGAACCGAATTAATTTAGAATGTTAAGATTAAATTTATAATTGATAGTATTAAAATAACGATTGATAGATAAAATGTAATTGTAATTCGTTTTTCACTTTTCATCTTATGCACCTCCATATATAATGAGGTTAAGGGCTTTCGCCCTAACCTGTTTAGAAGAACGTTTTAATAAGTGCTATGATTTGAATTATTAGGCTCGCTACCATTAACCAAATCGTTAGTTCTTGTTGACGTTCTTTTTTATTTCTTCGTCTTCGGTTCATTTCGTTTGTCCCTCCTTTACTATAATACAATTATATATCATATGAGATATAAAAGCAATAGCTTTTATATGTTTTTCCGAAAATTACGCATAAAAAAATAACCGTACCTATTAAGATACGGTTACTAGACGTCTATCAAATGAGTGGTCAGTTACTTACTGCTAAACGCAAGCAAGGCCTCCACTAAATCGGAATGGCTACCGAGAATAATTAAATTATAACATAAAAAAACAGGGACAAGCACCGTCATGCTTATCCCTTTACGAACTAGTAGTGAAATGTCGTGTAAATATATTATATCATATTAATACCAACTAATCTTACCATACAACTCTTTAGTTTCTGATTTAATACGTTGCTTTTTATCGTGTATTCTACAAAGCGCTACATAAAAGTATTCACCTTTGTTATCAAATTTAAAACGACACCACCAGTAACCGTCCTTTTTGATAATTTGGTCAAAGTCTGTATAATCTCCTCTTTCGAACCATTGTTTACTATTTAACACAGTGCCAGTTAGTCCTGGTTTTTTCCGTACCTTCATTAGAGTTGTAAAATGAATATGTCCTTTCCATTTCCAAGTAGTGTTTTTAGGTTTACTTTGTTTTGCATCGATTTGTCTACCGTGAATAGCCTCTGCAATTCGTTTAGTAAAGCTATCTAAGTGATCATTGATGTAATTCATATCCTTTTTAGATGTGATGAAACCTAATTCAACTAATCGATAGTTAAGATTTAATTTACCGGCTACATTTGCATTTAATAAATCATTACGTGCTGTTACTCCTCTGATTTTACCAACCGTTTTGCCTAACGCGCTACTGATTGCTTTATCAATATTATCAGCCGGGTATTGATTGTTAATAATCACATGACCACCACTAGCTTGTGGACTTGCAGCATCTAAGTGGAATTCTACAATCACATCAGGTTTCACATTCTTTTTAACCCAATATAAACCATAGTCTGAATAGTTACCTACACGTTGACCATATAACGTATCTTGATACAAGTCTTGGTTCATAGATGAACCACCATATAAAACAACGTTGTGTCCTGATTTTTCAAGATACTTTTTAACTTTAGGTATGATATTTTTTCGGTTAAAATCGCGTTCGTTATATCCATTTGCTACGGCACCAGGATCATTTGAATAAGCACCTTTACCATGACCTGCAACGAGTAAAATCTTTTTACCTTTCTTTTTAGTAGCTTTAGCGACTGGTTTAGATTTGCTTTTAACCTTATTAACAGTCGTTTCTTTTGCGTAAAATGGACGAATAAACCACATAGGGAAATCATAGCCGTGTACACGTTTAGTCGTAACTTCTGGTGGGTTCCAGTACGCACCGCCTAGCCAATTCTGTTCCAGTACAGTTATAGAATTTAAAGTAGCCGATAAAACAATAGCAACATG